ATTACCTGCTGCATCAGCTTTAACAAGGGCAGAACTTAGTTGTTCAAGAGTAGCCATATTATTGAGAATATTTATTTACTAAATTATCAATATTTGTATTGCTACTGCCACCACCACCACCACCGCTAACAGGCACACCTGCTCTAGCACTTTTATTAGCTACACCTATACGTAACACGTCTTGCAATTCACGCGCGGCAGATATGTATTCTTCTCTGCTAGACGCTTTGTTCATACGCATAATTGCTGCGGTGCCTTTTTCACCTTCTTTTTCTGTAATAGAACCGCCACCTTTAAGAGTTTCAAACGCAATTCAAACGACGCTGCGTCAGAACCTTCAATAAACCGTTGACCAGGTAAAAGTGTAAAGCCAACATATTGATCAAAGCCTGCGCGCGGTTTAGTACCTTCTTGAATAACTTTACCATTTTTATCTTTAACAGGAGCTTTACCAACCATTTCATCAATAAGATTAATAGTCCGTTCTGCACTTGCAATTGCGCCTGGCAATGCAACAATAGCAGCAGCTTTATTTTTACCAAAATAATCACCTACCGCTTTAGCTTCAGCCAAACTAGCTTGCAAGACTGGATTAGCAGCGTTAGCAACTGATTTTGCTTGCGTGCTTGCGCTAAATGCAGCCGTATTAGCGTTCTTTTCGCCAGTTGCCGCTACTCTATTTTGATGTTCAACTTCAAATTTTTGTTTAACATCTAAAATACCCATTGCGGTATTTTTTTGCCAATCTCTAAAATTAGGCGTTTGTGCAATAGATTGTTTAAGTTGATTTGCTTTATCTTGATCAATGTCGCCACTAGCCAAATGTTTGTCAATACTAGCTAGTGCATCTTTTGGCGTATTTAAATTAATAATATCAGTAACAGCCTTGTTCATTTTTTCAACTCGTTGTTTAAAATCTAACCCTGAAGCTTCAAGTGCTGTTTTTTTATTAAGATTAGCTTTTTGTTCTAATTCAGTAAATTGTGCTTGCAATTTAGGAATTAACCCCGCGGCGTTAGGATTTTTTGATAAATCAGCAAATAGCCCTGCTTTATTTACTTCGCCCGTTTGTGGGTTGTAATGTTTAGCGTACAGTTGATTTTGAACATTTTGTGCTTCATCAGTACGTTGAGCCGCCGACAATTGATATTGCGCCAAAGCGTTCTGATTTTGAGCGTTCTGAATCTGCGACATAGCCGCATATTGATTCATCGGATTTTCAATATTAATAGGCTTATAGCCCATTGCAATGTTTGGATCAATAGTCGCCATAATTATTCCTTTTAAGCTACTCTAACGCCACTATCAATAAAACTATTTGAACCAGACGGAGCATACGCAGATGTATTTCTATTTTGAATTGCAGCTAACATATTTTGATTTTGGTAGTAATTTAAACCTGTATTAAGACCACTTGATATGGCATTAGCACCGCCCATGTATCCAGCCGCAGTTGCGTTACCTGCACCAATCATGTTGCCTGCCGCAGTAGTACCAAAATTACCAATCTGATTGGCTTGATTATTAGCGGATGATTGCCCTATATTAGTAAGGTATTGCTGAAGTCCTGTATTGGTAGTGTACTCTTGTAACTTTAGCGCATTGTTTGATAAATACCGATTGTAAGCATTGTTATATTCTTGTGATCCTGCCGCTTGACCGTAATCAGTTGCGCCTTTTAAAGCATTGCCAGAGATAAGACCACCTCTAGCCGCTGCGGTAGCGTTAATACCTTTCATGCCTTCGTTAAATCGAAACGCATAGCCTGGGTCTGCTTGAAAAGTAAAAGTATCTCTAGTGTACGGCAATTGGGTTGACAATTTATTCATGGCATTTACGCCAGTATCATAAAATGGTTGGTTAAGCGCAATCTGTTTATTCATTGCGTCTTGTTGCGCTGCTGTAGCATCTCGAGATGCTTGCGCTTGCGTGCCTGCCGCTTTATTAGATGCGACTGCGCCAATTAGTGAACTGCCTACTACGGCTCCTGCTACCCAAAAACTCATAATGTCACCTCTATTTGTTTATCTTTAACGATATTTCCGATAGCGTACATATCATTTGGATCGGTTTCAACTAATTCAACTTCAGCATCTTCAACAGTTTTAGCGTCTACAACGTGGAAAGTCATACATAATGCGTCCGTTTCAGCATAAACTGCTCGTTTTGTGCCAGGAATGCTACATAACAAATGTGGGCCTGTGATTAATTGTACCCCATCATCGGTAGTAATTGCTACAGTACCTGACACGATTAAATAAAAATGTTCTTTTTTATGAACTTTTCCTACAACCAAAACACCCGCCGCGCGCCATACTTCACGACAATACATTCCTGCGTGAAAAGTATGCTTTGTTTTAGGCTCATATTGTGGCAACTTAGACACTTCGGTCTGCAAAGATTCTACCTTAGCCTTTAAATCAAAAGGCAATTCAGGCATAAACCCTTTTCCGTAGGTGATAGTCATTTGCATATTAAGGCACTAATTGTTTAAGCACGTCAAAATTCCTAGCAAACGCCAATGGATGTTATTAACCACATTGGCTTGGCCTTCTGCGGCTACGGCGTAGTCTAATTGTTCAATTTTCCAAGTGTATTCAACCATTTTCTTTTACTTTTTCTAATATAGCTTTATTCCCGCCGCTATTAAAAACATAGCCCTCTGGCGCCTGTGCTGGGGGTTCTTTTTGTTTTTCGTCCATTTTAATTACTCCACATAAGTTCTTGATGCGATAAAGTTTGCTGCTTCGCCTTGCGTTGCAAAGTATTTACATTGAAATGCAGATACATTGACAACAACTGTTTGAGCAAGATCAGTACCAAAATAAAGACGTAAAGTTGCGCCAGACGGAATGTACGCAACGCCGCCAATAGTTCTCCATACACCTTCGCTTCCAAGCTGTATTCGACCTGCGTTATTTAAGCTTAAGTCACTAAATAAAATATTTAATGTGCTTGTAGATGAAACCACATAAATATCACAAGTAAACGCGACCCATTGCGCTGCTGGCACGCTAATTTCGGTATTTACTGGGTAATAATATTGAGAGTTATTAGCAAAAGTAAAAGTAAACTGGTTGCAGTTTACATATTTTGGTGGAAGGGCAGTGGTTAATAATGATCCAGCTCCAGCAGAAGAACCGCTATAGTTTTGCGCTGTAATAAAAGTTTGGCTTACCCCAGCTAACCCGCTTCCAGTTCTAACTGCGTAAGAAACGGGTAAGAAACTAAATCTAGACCCAATAGTAGATAACGAGGCGGTTGAACTTGGTTGTTGCGCCGTGTTAAAACCTATACATTGAGCATTTCCTGAATAACCATTCGCAGCCGAATACCCTGACCTTGAAAAACAATCTTCAAAGAAAATATTGGAGTCTGCGTAAATTATTTGGTTTGATTGACCGCCAAATCCAGCAGTTGTTTCAACTCTGCTACCTTTTACAAACACTCTTGAATTGTTGCTTATAAGACAAATCCCTGTAGCAAAACCACCGTTAATCAACGTCAAATCGTTAGAAATAATATAGCTTGCAACACCAACAGAAGCGGTTGTTTTGACGTTTCCTGTCCAAACATCAAGCGTTACTGTAGCGGGGCCGCCAGAAACTAGCAACCCATTTCCTTCCATCCAACAATCATTAAACTGAACAGGAACAAAAGAATTAAAACTGTTGTATACGTAAACGCCGACGTTGTTGTATTCAATAATAGTATCTGTAAAATTTACGCCGCCAAAGCCATCTTGAGTGTTATTAATGTAAACAGCGCATACGTTTGCATCAAATTCACCGTTGTAAAAATATTTGTTACCTGCGTGCATACCATCGCCAGAACCAGACTTATTATTGAGCATATAAACGCCGTAATAACAGTTTTGGAATCCGCAAGAATAAAAAGCAGAGCCAATATTACCAAACGGAAATTGAACGCCTTTTTCTAGCTTTCTAAAAAAGCAATTGTAAAAAGTAACGTTATTAGCGTACTCAGCGTTAAGCGTATATGTTTCTGGGCCTTTAGTTCCAAAAGAAAAACCAATACCCGTTGCTGTTGGGCCAACGCCCGTTCCTTCAAAACCTAAGTTACGAACTTCAGAATGGTAATTCCAAAAGCTATACACAGGGTTTTGTTGAGCAGTAAGGGTGTAAATCATTGCTGGCGCAGTGTATACAAACGGTTTAATGATAGATTCTAATGATCCATCACCATAAAGAACCGTTTTAGTATTTATGCTGATATTGCACTTGTAAGTGCCTTTAGGAAAATAAACGGCTTTCCCTGTACCAATAGCGCTTGTTATAGCTGCCGAAGAATCGGCTACGCCAGTAGGATCCGCACCGTAATCTAAAACGCTAACGGACTCAGCAAATTTTTCATTAATTGGTCTATTAATAATAGAACCTGATTTTTCATATTTTGGAATTAAAGTCGTCATATTTTTCTCTAAAAAGTAATTTTATAGCCCAACAAATGAAACATTCCATGCACCGCCAAAAGCACTAAATCCTGCTGCGGTGACTGTTACAAACCCACCTGCGCCCGCAAATGCAAATGTAAACCCTGTTGTCCCTGCGCCACCAGCGCTTCCAATTAAAGTTGCTAGTGTACTAGCCGCGCCACCAAGAACGGTAATAGAAACAACATACACTCTTGAAAAAGATTGCCCTGTAAATCCATCTACGCCACGAATAATACAAAGTCCACCTCCAGCGCCCGATGAATCAATTACGGTGTTTAGTGTTGCGTTTCCATTTGACGAAAATGCTTGTGTAACGCCAGTTCCATTAACATTAAATAATTCATTGTTTCTTGATGTATTACCCCCTACATAAAAAACACCTGTAGCGCTAATTCTAGCTCGTTCAGTTGAATTTGTAGACCACCCAATGACATTTGTAAAAGCTAAAAATAATCCATTAGTAGGTACTGTAGAACTAGAAGGAATAAAATTACCTGCGGTTAAACTTGTTCCATTATATGTAAGTGTAGAGCTAGAGCTAAAAGCGCTAGTTCCATTACCATAAGGTATATAGCTAGTTGTTAAAGAAGTTAGCCCTGTACCGCCGTAGGCAACACCAATTGTGCCTACATCGCCCGAACCAAGTAAAGACACGCCGCTAACAGTTTTAATAGTAGTGCCGCTTACCAAAGCTGCTTGTTTACCGTTAAATGTAGACCAATCGGTGCTAGACAACCAACCATTTGAACTTGTGCTTGACTGACGAATAGGCACGGTATTAACAGCGTTAGTGCTATCTTTAAAAAACAGGTTCTTGTCTGCTATGTTAATGGCAATTTCTGATCCTGTAGCGCTATTGGTTAAATTAGCGGCAAGGGGTACAGCCGCAGCCGTACTGCTTGCGTACAACAGAATAGGAGTAAAGTTTGTTTGTGCCATTATGCGCTCGTCACGGTTTGCCAACCAGTTGCGGTATAAACGCACAATTTTTGCAATGTTGTATCAAACAAAACTTGCCCTATTGCGGCGCCAGTTATAGCATTTTTTTGCACTGTAGTAGCATTAGGCGCTACAAAAGGAAGCGTATTAATTGGTGTTGCAGTGCAAAAATTAACTACATCACCTGCGTTTAATCCATCTACAAAAGTGACTACAGTTGCCGAAGTTTCAACATAATTAGTTACAACAACTTGCTTAGATCCATTAACAAAAACAAGCAAATTATTAGTTGCTGGTTGATAATTTAAAGTTGTTAATGTAAATATGGTTTGGCCGTTTGTAGCTGTTTGGGTTTCTTCTTCGCCGCTATAGTTAACAAAGTTAGAATTAATACCAACAATGCTGTCATAAGTAGCAATTAATACGTCGTTTTGATCTTTAAGAACAAACTTATATGAAATACTGTCTGTTAGCCAAATTTCACCGCTATTGGGCACTCTACCCGCTGCGTTTAAAATAATTGGGTTGGCGTGTGCAGTAATGCCATTATTACTTGTATAAGTAGCCGCAGGGGTAGTTGTTCCAGCTAAATAAGTATATATTTTACCGCCAGTCAAGACTTGACCGCTATTATCAAAAAATTGTGCGGCGGCGCCAGCAACAGGGGAAAGGTTAACGGCCATAAAAAGCTCCTAAATTTAGACTAATTCTATTATGTTTCGCTATGCTTGTCATTTAAAAGTTACCTCCACCAATACCGCCTGTAGAAGTTAATATACCAGCGCTAAAAGTCAATCCGCTTGATTGAGCCATTGTACTAGTATTGGAAGCATAGAAAAGCTGGTTAGCACCAAAAGTTGATAATCCTGTACCACCTCTAGCCGTAACAAGCGTACCGCTAGTAATTTGGTTAGCGTTAATGGCAATAGGTACGTTTTGAGCAAAAGTTAAAGTACCTTTAGAATCAACCGTAAATTGACCGACCGCTGATGCAGTACCATACGTGCCTGGCGTTACACCTGAGTTGCCAATAGCTAAGGTAACTGTACCTGCACCATAAGTAATTGTAATTCCGCTACCAACTAATTCAGTTGGCTCAAACACATTATTGGTGTTACCAATGATTAGTTGGTGGTTACCAATGGTGTTTAAGCCTGTACCGCCTTTAGATACGGGTACAACGCCTGTACCTGTAAACCCATATATGTTCCAAAAGAACCGATACCATTCCGTTGACATCGTGCTAGTGTCAGCGTAAACCAACGGCACCTTAGCCGATGGGATTAGGGTAATATCAGCCATTTGTATTTGTACCGCTTAGGAATAGTTCAGCGCCTACAATAACAACTTTATTAGGGTCTGTACCTGATACTTCGTAAATGCGGTCGCGAAGTTTTGTTGTCATGCCAAGACGACGCCATATAGCCCTGTAGCCATACTCGCCGATCTTGCCCATTGAGATCCAATGTTCGCTAGACCATGTATGGCCGCCATCGTCAGACCAACGCAACATCACTTGTGGATCTTCACCTTGACCTAGGTTTAACCCTACCCCTGACTCGCAGTTTAACTGTAGCGTGTGTTGCGCCGTGCGTTTCAGATTATTTTGACTAGGTGGTATGGGGCGCCAAGAACGCACCCATTTTTGTACTTGACCATTGTCAGCGTAAACATCAAGGTCAAAAGCGTAAATATTGCCGTTTTCATAATCGCCAACAATGGTTTGACTATTAAAGTTCATTTGGCATTGACCACGATGACGGGTAAATGAGCCATTGTTCCAACTTGCCCGTTCATGCCAAGCGTTTGTAGCTACGTCATAAACCCAAGTAGCGTTGGCGCTTGGGAAATTAAGCACGTAAAAAGCGTGGCCTTCTTGCTGGTATGTGTAGGCTACTGCGTCAGTAATGTCGCCGTATTGCTGGATAGCGTATTCTACAGCGTGGGTAGATACCCGTTTGCCTGTGTATCCTTGGTTACGATAGACAATACCAAAGCCACGGGGGTCAGCACCAAGCCAAAACAGGCTGTTATCAAGCTTTGCAATAGAGAAAGGGGCTACACATCCAATTTCGTTGTAAGCGCCTTGGATGGGGGATAGAGGGAACGGTGTAGTGGCTGCGTCGTACCAAACCTCAGTTGTACCCTGTCCAAACACCCAAACCTCACGGTTATTATTGACTACGGCTATTACTTGGTCAGGGGAGCTTTCAGCCGCCGCAAACGCTAGTGGGTCAATGCTTGTACCATCAAGAATACCTGTTACCCAGATAATCTGGCTGTCAGGCTGGTTAAACGCAAAATAACCGTCAATGTAACAAACAGTTGTAGCCCCCGCAAAATCAGGGTCGGTAATTTTTACAAAAGTGTTGGTTGACTCGGTATAAACGTAACCATCAGCGCCAGCCGCAATAAAGATTTGAGTACCGCTGTCAGCAATAGATACAGGGCCAGTGCCGCTAACTGTGCCTAATAAAGTGGCATTGTAATTAGTATCAATCTTGTAGAACTTGTTGCCAGACACCACGTAAGCATCGTTGCCACCCGTAGAGTGCGTCCAAAGCCCACGGATGGGGCCAGTGCCAATAGCGGCAAGCTTACGCAGCCCTGGGGCGCGGTTAAGAAAACCCCCTGTTTGACCACCTTCAGGGATGGCTTCAGGGAAAAGGTTAACGCATCTATTGTCCGCGGCGTTAACGCTACGAGCAGTATAGGCTTGCCCTAAAATGGGGGTTTGCATTAGTAATTGCCTGCGAATATATTGTACCGTTGACGAGTACCCACAATGCTGTATGGCAAAGACATAATATCGTCAGGATTATTAATACGTTTAAGATTGCGCTTAGAAGCCATTGCAATGCGAGCCACAGATGGCGGTGCTTCAACACCAAACTCAGCCGCTATTTCACAGGCTAAGTTGTATCTAAACGCTCTTAAATAGCCTGGTGGAAACGCAATTGTAGTTGATAAACTAGCAGGCTGATTTAACTCAGTTACTGAAATAAAATGCCATTCCAACACTTTGGTTGGCACAGGATATACGTACATTTCAATATTGGGATACGTCATATTAACCCATATCACTTGTGGATATGTAGACGTTACCGTTTTAACGGCAATACCGTTATATTGTTGCTGATTAAGAATTTTAATACCAAACGAAATGCCGTTAGCAGGGTCTTTAAAATAAGTTGAGTCATCTAAAAGAATAGGTCGGTTACCAACAAAGTCACCTGATGGCCCTAGCGTCCTACTAATTAAGCCAGGCGCCCAAGAAAAGACTTGATCTTGCGTAGAAAATACAGACAAACGCTCAGTTGACCAAGAGTCAATCATTTGATTCAAAGCAAGCAAAGCATCTTGAGACGTGGCAGCTGAAGGGGTTTCACCTTCGGCAAGCATACCGATTAAGCGTAATGCACCATTAATTTGATCGTTGGCGGTATAAGTTGCCATAACTCACCCTTTATTAAGCAGTTGTACGGCGATTTTTTGTTACTACAGCAACAGGTTCTTCAGGTATTTCGCCTGGCAATGTTTCCGCAGGTTCTTCAGGTACTTCGCCTGGCAATGTTTCCGCAGATTCTTTAGGTTCTTCAGGGTCATATTCTTCCCAACCATGTTTTAAATCTTCTTCTACTTCAAGATCCATGGTTGCAACTTTATGCCCGTGAATCGGATGTTTTAAATATATGCTCGGCATTTTACAATTCCTTTAACTAATGAAAGGGGGTTTTATCCCCCTATTTTAAGACGCGCCATGAATAATAGAAAAGTTAATAATAACTGCTTCAGAGTACGATGTTGCAGCAGTTAAATTACGTAACGTAATTAAGGCAGAACCAGCAGCCAAATAAGAAACGTAAGTAGTGTAAGCTCCCGCAGCGCTACCAGTAGTATTACTAGATACACACACAACGATTGTGTCATTGGCAGAAATTAGACTATTAGTTAAAATAAATGAAACCGCGGTTGCACCTGCTAAAGCAGCGTTATTCATGGTGATACGGCCAGCAGACTTGTTTAATGTCACGCCAGTTGATTTGTCGGTTAACTGCGTAACTGTACCTTGCGCTGCCGTTGCATAGCCAATTTCTTGGGTAGCATAAACAGTAGTGCCGTTAACAGTACTAGGACTTGACGCACCGATAGGCGTGCTATCTACACTACCGCCAGAAATTTCTTGGTCAGAGTAAGCAACGCCGATGGCTTTGGTATTAGGCATAATTTTTCCTTTTTAAAATCCCCGCCGAAGCGGGGCATTAACATTAACCAGCTATACGATAGAAAACATAAGTTGCGTCAGCGGTTCTACGAACGCGCCATTGGCAAGCTGTGTTTGCTGAAACTGCTGCAACACCAACTAACGTACAACCTGTGTTAGCTGTTACTGTAGCGGCGTTAGTTCCACCGATGTTGATAATATTGAAATCAAAAGAACTGTTTACTTTCATGTTGCCAAAAGCAGCATCTAAGTCAGCACCAGTAGGTACTGTTAAAGCTACGGCGGCGCCAGTATAAGTAATTAAGCCCGTTGCTAATTCATTGGCAGTTAAAGTTGCTGCTGCTGTTTTAGCGGTAGGAGCTGTTTGAGTTCCCATAATAATTTCATCTAAGTTACCATCACCAACTTGATAACCATTTGCTCCATTTGGAAGTGCCATGATATTGATTCCTTAAAAAATTGATTTAAAAAGCCCCCGTTTACACGGGAGCGTTTAGCTTTAAGCGCCCCACATACGGACGCCCATTTGCGGACGGATTGTTGAAAAGCCATATAGAACGTCAATACGGCAAGGTAAACGGTCATTGTTAATATCGTACTGACGCACAATACGCATTGAGATACCGTTATGAACTTGACGTGAAGCCATATCTACACCTTGTGGTAATAACAAGTCAGCAGTTGCAAAAGTAATCGCATCTTTATGATAGACTAAATTTTGTGCGTACTGAGTTGCAGATCCACCTAAGAAGGTTAGAACAGCGTTAGCAGCAGGGAAGGAATCAATAGTTGCCAAAGCATTAGTTGATGTATACATTGCTGGAGATACTGTTAATGTGGCGGTTGTGCCAGAAGAAACAGTAACGTCAGCAGTTACAACAAACTGTTGCAATGAACCAGTTGATTGACGGGTTTGTGGGTTAACAGCAAAAACGCTACCAATGGTAAATACGTCACCAATTTTGAATGTTGGTGAACCATTAGTAAAGCTAATTGCCAATGAAGTAGAACCTTGAGTAGATACTGTAGTAGCTACGATTGGTGCAGTTGGAGTTACGCCAGTTGTATGTTGAGCAATAGATTGGCTCATGTTAACTTCGTCAAACCCTAATACACCTTCGCCCATCATACCGTTTTTAAACTGACGGCTGATAGTGTTAGTTGGGTTAAACAAGCCTTTCATACCTTCAACCAAGCCAGCGTTAGCGGCAGGGTTTACAGTAGCATAGCGTGGGTTCATACCAGCCGCAGCTTCGTTCAATTTCTGTTGGGCTTGTAACAAGACCAAAGAAGTAGAAGGAGTTGTGCCTGGTGTACCAACAGACTGATAGATGTTTTTGAAACACGTAGCAACGTCAGCATCGATAGAAGATGCTAATTGGCTAATACGTGGCTTCAAAACACGTTCTGCAAAGTCATCTAACTGCATTGTTAATTCAGCAGAAGTGAAGTTGACACCAATGTGCTTTTGACTAGCAACAGTCAAAGTTGTGAACTGTTCGTTGTCGTCTTGAACTTGCAAGGCGGCACCGTCAGTTACCAACGCGCGGTCTGGTAGACGAATACGGAGTGTTGAACCAATTTTGGCACCTTCAACGGCGAAGCTATCGTCGTATTGGCGGTTTACGTTACGTGTGATTACAAGATTGTTTTCGAGGATTTCGAGCGCTTTTCTTGTGATCATATCAATCGTTAAAATGGAATTGCTCATGTTATACATCCTTTGTATATTTGTGGTAGAATAGAAGCTCGTAAATCAAAAGGAGAAACAACATGATTAGCTTTACATTTGATGGTATTGAATACCGAATGTTTGGGCATCTCTATGCTATCTCGCGTTGCGGAAAAGTACTTAGACAATTTAAGCCATACACCCCTACCAAACGAAAAGACGGTTACCTTAGCCTTGGTAGAATTAATTTGATGCACCGTGTTGTAGCGGCTTGTTGGCTTGAAAAGCCTAAAGGCGCTACTTGGGTTCATCATCGTAATGAAAACAAAGCTGATAATTGTGCAGATAATTTGGAATGGCTTACCCCTAAAGAGCATATTGCTGAACGTCATAAGGGGGTTAACGGTAACTACATACGAACAGAAGAAATCCGAAGAAAGATTGCTATTGGGCATACAGGACTTAAAAACACCGAAGCCACCCGACTTAAAAAAGCCGAGATTCTCGCTGCTGTTTGTCCCAAGACTCAATGCAAGTTTCAAGGTGTTACCTACCCTTCTGTTGCGGCTGGAGGCCGTGCTGCTGGTATTCCACCCTCTACCTTTCGGCAAAGATGTGGGTCTAAAAACTTCCCTGACTACGAACTACTGACCCCACCGTTAAGAAGTACTGCTTAGCGGTTTCTCAATGCTTCTTGCTTCTTGATCTGTCGGTTTCTTTCAGCCTCAATCCATTCTGACGTACTCATGTTCTTAATTGAACGAGGGTCAGTTGTATCGTATGCTGACGCGCTAGAACCTCTAGCGGTGACAGGTGCAATCGGCGCAGGAGCGCTTGAAGTCTTTTTTACAGGAGGGTTGTCGCTTAATTTAGCTTCAATTCTCCCTATTTCTTTAGCTTGCATGAAAGGCGATAAGCGAGATATACGTTCAGCTTCTTTCGGATTAGACCCAAGGTAATAAGCCATGTCGGGGCCGACATCTGAAGATTGAATCGTTTGAGCCATCACGTCAGTAATTGGTAGCTTGGGGTTGTATGCGACTTGTTCAAAGTCATCATACTTCGTCCTAGCTTCTTCTTCCCTGTCGTGGTAAGACTCTAAAAGTTCAGACTGCGCTCTAGCTTGTTCACGCCTAGCGATAAGTTCTTCTGCCCTACGTTCTGCTAATACTTCAGCATATTCTTCGGGTGAGTTAAACGCATCGACTGACGGGATTTCGGCTGGAATCGCCCGAGTTTGCATTTCTGCGCGCTTGGCGTTCTGTTCTCTTTCCCACTTACGTTGTTCTCTTGCAAGCCGTTTTCCAATCGCTGCGTCTAGTTCTTCTTGGGAGAAGGTCTTAGATGCTTCAACTGGCTTTTCTTCCAGCGATACTACTTCAAGTTCAGGAGCTGCTGTTGCTACCTGTTCTGGCGCGGCATTTGAGTCCGCTAGGACTACTTCTATTTCTTCAGACATCTATGACTCCTAAGAATCCCTAGCTTACGGCTAGTACGTTTACTTTTAAATCTTATTCGTACAATACTGTTGCTGTAACTGTACCACTAATTACAATATAAAGTCCTTTATTAAAATACGCGCCGCCATCGCCGCCCATACCAAGTAAGTATGTACTAGCTGCTGCGGGTGTAAAAACACCAATTAATGTAGTGCCTGATGTAGTAGCATTATATGTATCATAGATTGTAATCGTTGGCGTAGCAGTTGCGCTACTAACAAAAATACCTTTTAATTTGCCAGCGCTAGTTTTAATTTGTGCTGTTGCGGTGATATAGGTGTAATTTGACATAGTAAGCCTTTATGCTAAGTATTTGAGCTTGTAAAGCGTTCTTAAATATAATTCAACAATATTATCGATAAGTTGTTGCAACGGCGTATCTGTTTTATCTACTACATCATAACGTGCGTCTTCAATTTCTGCAAGTTGTGATTCTAAAAACTCAATAATATTGGTCGTTTTTTTAGCAGACATTAAACTTATAGGGCCAATCAAACCATTTCGACCTTGATAAGTTTCTGCAAAATCGTCTGCCAAATCAATAATACTCTCGTAAAATTTCTGCAAAGCCTTATGCTTGGCGTAACTGCGGGTGTTCAAATGAACTGAATGAACAACATCCCTAGCTAAAAATAACATTCCTACAAAATCACAGGCTTTCATGGTTGCATCCCTTCAGGTGGTGCCATCATTTGTTCTTGACCTTGCATAGCCATTTGATCCTGTGGCATTTGTTCTTGACCTTGCATTTGTTGCATTTGTTGCATTTGTTGCATTTGTTGCATTTGTTGTTGTTGCTCATCTTCTTGCATATTCATACGCATATCTTGCTGGGTGCCAGAAATAAGGTCGCCCGTATCAATAGCAGCGTGAATTGTTCCCATCACTATTTCGTGAATCTGATCAGGTGACATAGACGCTTGAACAGCACTAATTCGCTTAGTTTCAGCATCAAACATCTTAATTTGGGCTTCAAAATCCTTACGTTCAATCTCTTGCATCTCCATTGATTTGCTAACATTTTGCAACATGGTGTGCATTTGATCCATTTCTTGACTCATTGCCTGAATTTGCTGTTCAGCAGCCTGTAATTCAGGTGATTTATCGTCATTTGACAATAGTTTTGGATCAATCGTCTTAGCAAACCGTTGTGACATCTCTTGGGCGCCAGGCCAATCCATATTTTTGATAAATAAATCGCCTGCAACTGCCCAAAGTTGTGGGTTTCCTTGCAATAACTGACTCATTGCGTCTAAAGATTCTTGACGTTTGGTCATATAACTTGGGCCAGTCGTCACACAAACGTCGTAAGTACCGACACTTGGGTTATAAACCTTCTCCATCACAATTCCTTGCTCGTCAACAATCTTTTTGACGGCTTCAGGCTGTGTTGGATTGATTTTAACCATATCGACTTCGCCATCAATACCTACAATACGAGCAGTCCGTTCAGTATCGTAAATTTTAGGAATCATATCGACTAATTGGCGTGTAATGTGACGAATAGCACGAGATAAGTTATCGACATAGTGATACGTACCTGTGTCGCCTTGTTTTTCGCGTGCAAGAATAGCTTTCCCCGAGCGTTCGTTGCTTGTGGCACCTAAGCTCGAGTCATACTGTCCAGTCGTGGACTTGATATCATCAGATGCGCCTGCTTTTGCTTGCAATAAACCACTTGATGCCATTGGTGGTTGGGCGCGTTGCGGTAATGGTAGTGGGCCACCCATACCATCCGTTACATCTGGGTTAACTTCTAAATACGGCCAGTTGGTTGTGTTAGCCGTTTTCCAATTCTGTTCATAGCCTTCAAACTGACCGCCATATCCAATAAACGGTGCTTTGGGCGCCAAAGCAAGCATTTCTGCTTCTTGCGATACCCAATAGTTATACATACGCTGTGCATCTTTAGCATTTCTAACTAGACCTGACACATAAATACGACCATCAACTTCAAATTCGTTACCAACAACACGAACGACAGGAATCCATTTGCCTGCCCATTCACGTTCTTGCAATACTTCAAAGCCATTGGTTTTCATCCACATGACTTTTTTAACATCGACCATTCGACTCTTGATTGGCTTTAAGCCCATCTGTTTCATCTGTCTATCTTCAGGTGAGCCATCATAATGGCTCATATTGCCTGGGTAAAGATTGAGTTTTGTTGGTATGTGCCTGTAGTAAAAATACTCAGCAATACGAACTGTATTTTCATTTATCCATTGGCTAAGTGACGAGTCACCTACACCTTGTGCAATCATCGAACTAATGGGCGCCGCGTCAGGAAATTGTCGTTCGTACTCATTTTTTTGTAAATCTTCAGTAATAAAACAATACTCAGCGTCAGACCCACAAGGGTCTTGAAT